GAGGAAGTCAAGCCCGTTGAAGAGATAAAATCAATACAAATTACGGAAACACCAAAAGTTATTGCGGAACTCAAATCTGCCGATGAACCCCCTAAGCCGGTAGTAGAACCCACAGTTGTTCAAAAATTGGAGACAAATCCTGAGCCTCCAACAATTGTGCCATCAGAGCACCAGATTAGCGACGTGCCGGTGGCTGCGCCGGTTATCAAGATCTCTAAGGAAGGAGCAACTGTTGGCGGTGCCGTGGCTACTACACCCGCGCCGAATGTTATGATTGATACCGAGCCGTCCGTTCATTTTACACCCTATGATACTGTATTTGACGAGACAACACAGGGTATCAGCCACATTCGCTATTCTCCAAAGGATGGCGAATCTGATGAATATGATACTCACCCGCGGCTCTCCTTTGGCGCTTCAGGGGCGGCGATTGTTGCCGATGATGTTGAAGATCTAGAGCCGGCGCCTCTGAGGGCACCTACACCCGTAGAGGATATTGATGCGCCCCTCGGCTCTACCAGCGATTTTGAGGTTCTGGCTTAAAGTGCGGCTGTGATGAGCACCGCGGGTGCGGCTGTGATGAGCACCGCGGGTGCGGAAGGGCGTGCGCTGCGAATTCTCTCAGCGCCCTAGAAACATGTCCACGGCGTATCTAATTCTCTTTACCCTCCTCGGCGGCGGGTTAGCACTTTTTATAGCAGCTGGATGGAGCTCCTATAAAGAGAATAAACTCCCGGAAAATTCGGTGCTGTTTCGCTGGTTTATAGCCGGCAGTTTTACCTGCGGCATCGCAGCGTATGCCTACCTATTTGGTGCCGGTGGCGATCCGACCAGTATGTTCCAGTCTATCGGCGAATCTCTAGAAATCAAAGAGGTTGTTGAGACACTCACATCCGCCGTTGTGAGTGGTGCAACTGTTGCTACTGCCGCCGCCGCCGCCGTTAGTAGCAGCAGCGGTGAGAGCCATAAGAAGCCGCGCGCAGCGTCTGAGAGCGGCGAGGAGCTCAAGATCGGTATGCCCAACTTCTAAGATTAGTTTGCCGACACATAATTATATACTTTGATACTATCACCATCTATATCATCTGGTGTTAGTGTATAAATACACGCAATATTTACCCAGTCTGGAGTCGGCTCATCGCGGTCCAGCATTTGCGTAATGCCGAATGTAATCCCGTATTCATTATTGATAAACGGACGTACAATATAATCTAGATTTTCCGCCTTAAGATAGTACCACTTATTTAATTCTATATTCGCAAAGCTAATACGAGAATACAGCGGCTCCGTAATTGGCTCTGTCATCGTCGGTCTATATTGAATCACGGCTTGGTCGTCCATTTAGTTTTATACAGATTTGGGCGTTTAGGCTTGGTCGGTTAATAGTAAAAATCCGAGTTAAAATGCGTTTCAAACGACTGCTTATGAAACTGTACCTGAAATTCGTCGTCGGTATTTACTTGTCCGCCTTCTAGGCTCAGCATTGGATAAATCGCCGCTTTGTGCGTTGCATCCTTCGTCAACGTCCAATCCGGATTGAAATGCGTCAGACTTGAATTTACAAGAGTTTCTTCTGCATACTCTAGATTGTACTTTTCTAGATGTTTCTGTGCAGTCTTACGATCCAACATATACATATGTGCGCCCCATAGATTATCCTGATACGTCAAATATACATACGGATGTTCTACAACACCGTGAGGCTGATGAACGTGAACTTCCACCGGTACATATACACATAGATAACTGAGTAGCAAAATTTCTAGATTATACCGGCGGAATTGTAGCATTACCTCAGGAAGCAACGGAGTAATATTCTTTCTTAGCCGAATATCATCCTCGCAAAAAACACCAAAGTCGGCATCCGACTCTAAAAAGGTTTTTAGCATATCTAAGTGACTGAACGTAATGCCCCATAAACGCTTAAGGCGATCTGGTGCCTGGGTGAGCCTTGGATCTGTAGATAGCACCGGCTCTACAAAGTGTAAGGGAATGCCTTCCGCCGCGAACTGCTCTTCCATTTTCGCTTTTCTTTGGGGATTATTAAACGAAAACGTATAGAAATTGATTTTCATTTTCTATATGTTAAAAAAGTGGAAGGTTTAGACCTATACGGATTATGTGTACAGATGCGCTACACTCTCGTCCAACTGGTTCTTCTTCTTTAAGAACAGTTCTACGTGCTCCTTCTTAATCGTAAAGGGGAGCGAGAAATCCTTAATAGAGAAAGGCACCTGTTTCGGATTATTATAGAATCGTAGCAAGTTGAGTTTGCTGATAATCGTCTGAATACAACGCTTGAGCTCACGCACACCCGCTTCGCCGCCCGTAAAGTTCTCAATAATGAATTGTAGAATCTCCTTGCCAATACTCACCTTCTCGTGAAGCCCCGCATCCTTGAGCGCCGCCACAATGAGATAATTCTCTGCAATGAGCTGCTTCTCCTTCATAGAGAAGCCGTTCACCTTAATATTGTACATACGGTCGCGTAGAATCGGATTTACCTTTTCGTTATTATTGTGCGAGAAGATGAAGAGGCAGCGGCTCAAATCAAAGTCAATACCCGTAAAGTACTTATCCTGGAAACGGTCGTTCTGTGATCCGTCCGTTAAGTGAATGAGCAAGTTATTAATTTCGTCGCCCTTCGGCGTCTCCGAAACCTTATCCAACTCATCAAAGTAGATAATCGGATTCATACACTTAGACTGCATCAGTACATCCGCAATCTTACCCCACGTTGAGCCTTCATAGGTGTAACTATGACCGTCTAGGAAACTCGCATCCGTAGCACCACCGAGCGTAATGAAGTGAAACGGGCGCTCCAACGCCTTTGCCACACCATCCTTAATGAGAGACGTCTTGCCCGTGCCCATCGGTCCGTGAATGCTCAGAACATTACCGTTCGCCTTCGGATTCGCAATCCAAGAGCTGACGAACTGCATAATCTGGAGCTTCGCCTCCTCGTGACCGAAAATCGCCGTCTCCATACACTTATGAACCTTTGTCATAAACTCGCCGCACTTTTCAGGACCGTCATCCATCTTTACCGGTAGGTCCCTAAATACACCTATAGGAAGATCTGTAAAGCCACTAATCCAGTGAGAGCACTTATAGTACTCAGACGTTGAAGGGTCAATATTACAAAGAGCATTATACTTTGCCATCGCAATACGACTGAGTTCAGGCTTCGCCGCTACCTTCTCAAGAATCTTGAATTTGAGAGGAACCTGTACCTCTGGCGGACTCGCCTTTACTTCAAGTGCCCTCAGAAGCGCGGTTTGCTTTTCACTCGTAAGCGACTTGAAATACGTGATATCATTATCAATCGTATCCTCCTCGCCCTCATCCTCCTTCTGAATGAGTTCAACAAAGCGCTTGACACTATCAGGCTCCTTCTTCATATTATACTTCTTTGGCTTGTTCGGATCGCTGCCGCCTCCTCCTAACATATCGGAAATAATGATATCAAAGGTATTTTTACGACGACCACGTGGCTCCTCCTCTTCCTCGTCATCATCTTCTTCACCATCATCATAATCGTACTCCTCATCCTCCTCATCCTCCTCATCCTCCTCTTCTTCGGACGACTCTTCACGCCGCTTCTTCTTCTTATCCTTCTTCTCCTTCTTCTCCTTCTTATCACGCTTCTGCTTCTTCTCCTTCTTAGAACGCTTCACATCCTCTTCACTACTTGAATCGGTGTCCATTTCCATCTCCTTTGCCCTAGATTTATGCTCAGGGATTAGAACGTTGCGGTTAGATTCTACAGTTACACGACGCTTCGGCTTTACAATATCATCATCGCTTGTATCTACATCCATAACTTTGATATGCGGTGCTGACTGCTCTGAATCCGGAGTAAGCTTCATAATCTTACGAATCTTGCGTTTGGCAGCAATAGCAGATGCGCGAGGGCGCTTTGCAGGCTCTTCGCTTGACTCTTCGTAGTCGTAATCAATCAGATCACGAATATTTCCCTTGCTATCAACACTACTATCCTCATCCTCTGACGACGGTGGCGGTCGTTCTCGGCGCTTTAAACGCCTTGGTTTATTATCGTCTGGCATTTGCTTAACCTAATGGCATTTAGCCTTAGACCAGGCTCAATTTTGTTGTCTGCGTTCTACGAATGCTGACATCAATTAAAAATTGGATTTAGCGATTGAGGAGGGGGTTCGCTGCGCTTACCGGCGACCAGCGCGGCGGGAGCGGCGAGACGCACGGCGGGAGCGGCGGTTCTTGCGGGAGTGGAAGACGCCCGAGATGGCGCTGTTGACGCCCGACGTCGCACGGCGACCGACCTTGTTAATGTTGTTCGCGACGCGGAAGACGGCGCCCTTCGCGACACCCTTGACGCCGCGGAGCGCGTTCGTCGGCAGGTTGACAACGAGGTTCAAGCCAGTGCCCGTGACGTTCTTGAGTACATTGACGCCCTCACCGACGGGCGTATAGAGCGTGGAAAAAATGCCGCGCGACTTGCGGGTAGAGTTATTGCGGCGACCACCACGACGACGAGTGTTGTTCTTATTGTTGCGCTTTGCCATTTCTAATTATGTTTGTGATTTTTTATTTCCAGCCACGGTTGGCGAAATCCACTAGATCCATCAACGCAAACCGACCCTTATTGGTTAAGCCGGGAGCGTCTGAACGCGGAATCTTTGTTAGCTTGGCGAGACGTCCCTTTACGCCATCAGACCAGGACGCATTTGAGAGAATCTTCGGGGCAGATGTGCACATATTCGCCAGACAATCAATGTATTCCTCGCAAATCAGGGTCTTTTCCGGGAAAGTGTAGGACGCCTCCAGGACGGTCACAATCTGTTGAACGAGCTCAGAGAAAGCATCCAGGTCCGCCTCACCGAGCTTGACAAGCTCCGCCACGAACTGGCTGTAGCCACGCCGGAACTTCTTCCGCTCTAGTGCCTCTACGAACGCCTTGTAGTCCTCCGTACCAACATCGGGAGCCGTCTCCACCTCCACAAAGATAGCCGTATAGTCACGGAAGAGATTGGTCATCACCGTGCGCAAGTGCGTGAACTGGTCGGCAAGCTCGTGAAGCAGCTTCGCATAAAGCGGACAGAAGGTAGACTCCGTTGCCGCCTTCTGGAAGATGAACTTCATAAACTCGTCCAGGAACTCCGTCTCGTCGGAGTCCAGAATCTGCTGCATAAAGGTCTTCGTCGCCTCGTAGTTCATCGGACCGAGCTTGTTAATCTTGCCCTTCACCTTAGCAAGGATACGGTCCTCCGTCTCACCGACAGCCTTGATACCCGCCGAACTGAACTTAGGTCCCTCGGGCTCCGTCGGAGTTATGACGGGCGTTGCCTGTGCAGGCGCAGGTGCAGCCGCAGGCACTAGCGGCAATACAGTAGAGCGTGGCGCCGGGCGACGGGATGACCATACCTGCTGAAATCCATCATCAGCACGGTTGTCGTAACGAGGCTCACGACGGTCACGGTGATCGTTACGGTGGTCTCCGCGGTAGTCTCCACGATGCTCACCACGATGCTCACCACGGTGGTCACCACCACCGCTGTACGCCGGACGCCACTGCGACGGCGCACCCGCGCCACTATTCGCAAAGCGGCGGAAACCATCCGTCTCCGCTGGCGCAGTAGAGAGTAGATTCGCAAAACGATTTGTCGGCTTGGAAGCACGCGCATCCTTTGATGCGGACTTTTGGAAGAAGGGCATTGTCAGCAGACGTGTTGCCACATCGGCAGGGCATGCATTGTTGTTTGTGCGCACATCCAGCACAAGGCGAAGCGATTCCGGAAAGGATGAAGGAAGGCGGGAAGACATGTTAGAACGAAGGGACATTTGAAAGAAAGAATTTAGACGCAACCCCGATTCTCAATCACGGCGGAAGACGACTTCAATTTTTTGCGACTCATACATTAAATGCTCGGAACACAAGTCGCGTCGGACCTAGATCTAGATACGGTCAATAGCGTAGTTCCACTACAAACCAAATGGGGTAAGGAGTATTTTCGTATCGGTCTTACCGATATTACCGCTGATACCCAAGAAATCAAACGCAAACAACTACCTATTATGGCACTTCGTCTAGAACCTACAGTATGTAAATCTATCGTAAAAACTTTAGAAACTCTCAACAATAAAACAACACACGTTGACGACGCACTAGAAAATACCGATAATCGCGTATCCGAATCTGTATCACAAATTCTATGGAAACCTACACATTTTGGAGCATTTCTCAATAAAAGCCCATACGCTATGAACGCCCTAATCCTATGGCGTACTATCATTCTACCCGCATTTGCGGTTCTAGCCCCCCTTATCGCCGTCGTAATACCATTTTTTCTACTACGTTTTATGAACCCCGATATTCAGTTATCAACCGACGAATATATGACACGAGTCCGCCATGTACTTTTACAACAAATTACAATCCCGCATTTCCTACGCTCTAGGCATCCAGATGACCGTCTAGGATTTGTATTTGAATCGCTCTTTATCGGATTAACGCTTGCTATGTTTATTAGTAGTATCTGGTCGCAAATTAATAATGCTATTCATACACGAGCAATTTGGTTTGACTTGGAAGAGCGGGGCGATCATATACAGCATATGTATTCCGTTGCGAAAGAAACAATTAAACAACTCAAGACACTCTCTCCCAAAGCCCAACGTGCCGCTGTTAAACTAATTGATAGCGGAGAGGCAGCGATCCTAGGTTGTAAAGAATTAGACGGTCTAGACGGAGTTGCTACCTTTGGCTGTGTATGGAATAATTCCGAGACGGTAAAAATACTAAAAGTATGGTTATCGCAACTAGACTGCTATTCCGCAATCGCCAGCCTTGACGGCATTTGCTTTCCTACTATTCGTAAGACCGTTGGAATCAAACTTACGGATGTCCATCATCCATTTGTAAAGGGCTGTATTTCTAACAATTTGATCACGGAGAGCCATTCCATTTTGACGGGTCCCAATCGTGGTGGAAAGTCCACCTACTGTAAATCGGTCGGCTTAGCGGTTGTGACAGCACAGACCTGGGGATTCGCCTGGGCTACGCGAATGTCGTTCTCGCCGTTTAAGACAGTTGTAACGGCGTTGGAGCCGACGGGGCTTTTGGGATCTTTGTCCACCTTTGAGGCGGAGATTGAGTTTGCGAAATCCGTATTAGCAACTGAGGGATTACCGGCATTCGTAATGATGGACGAAATCTTCCACTCCACAAATGCCGGCGACGGATTGGAAGCAAGTCGTGTATTTATGAGTCAACTCTACGAGAAATCTGATATTATATCTATTATTTCCACACACTACAAGGACCTCGCCGAATCGTTTGGCGGCGTTGCGACCGCAATACAAATGGACGCTACAGTGGGAGAGGAAGACCGATTGATATATAGCTATAAAGTAACTCCTGGTGTTTCTGACAAGAGTAGTGTGGTGGAGATCCTGAAAGAGCGTGGTTTATTGCCGTCAGCGCACCCGGCGCCAATCGCTCGCGGTCAAATCATAGAAGAAAGATTGCCTCCTGAAGCAGAGACACAATGAATCTGTCCGATACGTTCTACGTTGCCCTATGTATGACCGTTCTGATTTTAGGAGCGGTCTATTGGTTCTGGACTCAGAATCAATTCATGCTTCGCAAGCTCAATCTCCTTGAGAATATCGTCTATGAAATGAAGATGGCGCTCTCTACACCTCCCCCGGCACCTATTCCCAGTCCGCACATCAATACTACACAATATGCACCGGCACCTGGCTCGGTCATGAGCGATGATGATGCCGAGATCCTCAACGACGATCTACACGGCGCCCTGGGCGGTGGAACTCGCGATGAATTGCCTTTTGTACCTATTGTGCAAGAGTCGCCGGTCCTAGAGGTCTTGGAGCCGACTGCTGATGCCCCTGCCGCATTTACGGCACCCGCGCCCGTCAATGATGACCTACAGCCTGGTGGTGTCGGTAGCGGCGTACCCGAGGAGAAGACGGGTGCGAATGCCTACGATACTATGACGCTGAAGGATCTCCGTAAGCTCGCCGAGAGCCGCGGCATCTCTGGTGCAAAGGATATGCGCAAGCAGGCACTCATTGACGCACTACGTAACGCTCCTGCCGTCGGAACGTTTGACCTGAACGAGGGCGTTCTTGAACTAAACTAAATATTTGTTCCTGACAGAAGACGATGAGCACATTGAGTTTTGCTCCTGTCATGCCCAATCCTTCGGGTTCCGCCTGTTTTACATCCACAGACCCGCATTACTCTGAGACTGGTGCCCCCGCACGTATGGCGGATGGTCGCCTCGTCACCGATTACCGTCCGCGCTGCTACCAGTACCCGCTGCTTGCCGCGCAGACCTGGGGCGATAATGATGCCCGAGCACGCATGGTTCACGGCGCCGATGAACTTATGAGGGCTGCGCGCGAAATGAATGACCGTAAGAATACGGCGACCTCCTGTGACGATACAATGGTTCCCGAACTTTACAAGCGGGTTTGTACTTGGGAGGGCTGTAAGACGATTCCTGGCAATTTCCAGGGCATCGGCACCGGTCGTATCTATGTACCTTCCGCCGCCGGCAATGCGTCGTCTCCCCAGGCACTCTCCGACGAGGATGTGCCGCAAATACCGCAGACATGGACTCGCCAACCGCCTCGTATGCCGTCACAGTGCGCTGTAGACGATCCCGAGGCGCAGTGGCTATACAAGGGAGATGTCGTAAATTACGGTGGAGGTGCGAAGTCGCACCCTTACTCCGCTCCTCGTGCTTGAGCCGAGGCGTAGGTTAATTAGCAACGCTTTATAGAATGGAGCATTCTGTAACCGGCGATGGTGTACAGGGAGTCGTACGACGAAATCCTGTAGACGGTACTGTAACAGTAAAGGGGCAGATCTTAGGTCTCGGAACTATAAGCCAAAAGATTATTTATATTGCCGCCGCGCCCGTAACGCGTGGAATCGGATTTGCCGGCTCAGGTCAGCCGTATCCAAATAAAGAGATTGCGTATTCTAATACGCCGAATACCGGTATTATTGAGTCACCCGATGGCAGCTTCACCATTGAACTTAAGGGAATTCCTGCCGGCTACTACAGCGGTCTCGGTAGCATTTATATTCCGCCGTGTGTTGACTTTACGTCGTTTACTGCTGATAGGAAGATGTTTCATACAACACTTGTTATCAATGAAACGGCTGCACCCTGGCGTTGGGGCTCTGGTTCTCCTGCACCTATGAAGCCTGAGCCTGATAGCCCAGATGCTACCGGTCGCGCAATGTACTACTTTGGTCGTGAAGCACTACCGCTCTTCAATAACCAAGAAGCGCAGTTACGTGCACGTGGCTATCCCGGTGAAATGACGTCGCGTGGCTGGCCTGAGCCCGATGACGCCAAGCCGTGGGCACACGCGTCTCCGCCGTCCTAAGGTCTAAAAAAATTGAATCCTTTCCACTGTACAATTAGATTTGTACACTGAAAATGCCTACTGTAGCACTTTGTGGTGTAGACGCCGACTACGATCGGCTTTCTTCCTTTCTTTCTAGTTCTGGATCTGTAGTGGTTCCCTGGGCTTCTAACATTTGTAAATTGGTGGTTGGCGACGGGGCTGGTGGTCGGTGGAAAATCGCCGAGGCTAAGCGTCTCGGTATTGCTGTAGTGACGGTGGCTTCCGTCTTGGCTGATGCACAGCGATCTGGCGAGTTGTGGGTCACCCGCTATACACCACGACGACTCAAGGAGATGATTGGTGGTGCCGCGCCAATCAATGAACTATCTGCGTGGCTAACGGGGTGGACGGGTGCTGCTGGATCTGTGCATGGAGCGTTGGTGACTGGTCCGCCTGGTATCGGCAAGACCACCGCTGTTGGTCTGATTGTGAAAGGGTGCGGCTATGACTTGATAGAATTCAATGCATCCGATGAGCGCTCGGCGTTAGCGGTTCGTAAGTACTTTGACGAGGCAAAACGGTCTGGCTGTTGTGGTAAACGTCGTGTAATTGTGATGGACGAGGTGGATGGAATGAGCACCGGTGACCGTGGCGGTATCGGTGAACTGGCGAAAGTGATTGCTTCGTGTACATTTCCTATCATTTGTATCGCCAACGAGCGGGGAACGCCTCGGCTCCGACCACTGGCTTCCTGTTGTCTAGATATCCGCTTTCAGCGTCCTACAAAGACCGTAATTGCGAAGGCGTTGTATGAACGAGTCGTAAAGGCGGAGAAGCTCAGTTACACAGTGGCTGATGTTGAGGAGTTGTGTGAGCGGAACGGCAACGATATCCGCTCGGTGATTAATGCTCTTCAGTTCTCGGCGGCTTATCTTGTTGGCGGGGGGAAGGACGAACTTCAGAGGGTGGACGCATTCTCCGCTACCGGTCGGCTCATCGGTGGCGGTGATTCACGGGCTGTCAAGGAAGAACTCATCTTTCTAGACTACGGTATGATTCCCCTGATGGTCGCTGAAGGGTACGTTGCCGCTGCTGGGAAACCGCGCGGCTCTGGTTCTGGCTCTCGTCCTGATGACACAGTGTTGGTTCAGCGCTGTACTACTGCCGGCATGTATCTTGGCGACTACGATATCCTAGATCGCCGCATTCGTGGCTCACAAACCTGGTCTCTAATGCCTTACGCCGTTTCTTCTGTTGTATCGGCGGCGATTTCAACCGGAGGTATTGCACCATTCCAAATCTTCCCCTCCTGGCTCGGTAAGCAATCCAAGCGTCTCAAGCATCGCCGTTGGCTGCGTGATATGCGCTCTCGCGGCGTGCTTTCTGGCTCTGGAGAGGGTATGCTAGATACATTAGACTGTCTTCGGTCAATGCTGTTTGTAAAAGGTAAATCGGCTGCGGAGATTGTAGAGCGTTTGGTAGATATTGGCGCTACACGCGACGATATGCTAGAAACGATTACGGATATGACGTACAAGGACGATGCGGGGCGGGTAGCACTGGACACAAAGACTAAGGGTGGAATTACACGTGAATGGAAGAAAATAGAGGTAAAGACGGCGGTTGTGCGTGGATCGGTGCCGGAGGATAATGCCGATATTGATGACGTTGATAGTGATGATGAGATAGATATGCTGGAGTAATAGTTCAACACGTCGTTTTTTAAACGAACAATTGAAAACTTGATTTGGTTTTGAAAGGGGGGCTTTACGCCATGCGGAAGCCGCCCGCCAGCTGCGAGCCGAGCGCCAGACCCGCACCCTGGCGAGACGTGAGTCCGACCGAGGGCGACAGGAGGTCCAGGATGGCGAAGACAACCGCAGCCGTCGTGGCAATTACGGCGATCTCCTCCAGCTGGGGGACCTTGCGGGGGATGATGACCATCGCTACCGCGACGGCGAGACCCTCCAGGAAATACTTCACGGCGCGGGTGAGGAGCTCAGTGCCGTTGAAACCGTCCATTGTTCTTATACTCCGGGCAAGGAAAAAAAGTGCCGCGGATTGCGTTAAAGTTTAAAGATATAATTCATTCAATGCTCTAGAAACTATGTCGGAGAATACTGAAACCGAACCGAAGGAAGTTTTCCTAGAAGCGGATAAGGAGATTCCGGGACAGCACTACGTCGCACTCAGCTTTATTAGTCCGCAGAAGGTACTGAAGAACAAAGACCTCTTTTTCTTTAATGAGTTCCTCAAGGACTATCAAATGCAGTACAAGATTAAGTCAACGGAGAGCTTTGTAATGTCCGAAGTGAATAAGGTTCAGGAGGCTGCTTCCAAGGTTCAGGACGTTGTTGAGAATGCGCTCCTCAAGAAGGATAAGGCAACGGATCTCAGCGGCGCGCTCCAGGTGCTTGCTGACCTCAGCGGTGCCCTCCAGACCATTAAGGAGGTCCGCCGTACTCTAACAACCGATGTTGCTGAGGATATGAGCACCTACGTCAAGACGAAGGTCGCCGACTTCCGTGAGTCTGCTATTAAGGAGGACTTTGAGACGTTCCTCTTCAAGAATAAGAAGCGTCTGGACGACGAGTTCTTTGCGAAGAACGACTTCCGTACGACAGTTCAGGGCGTCAAGATTCGCGGTGTCTACGATACGTACAACGAGGCGATTCATCGTTGCAAGACGCTACAGAAGATTGACCCCGCCTTCAACGTCTATGTCGGTCAGGTCGGTTTCTGGCTCCCCTGGGATCCTGAGCCGCACGATATTGCCGACCAGGAGTACGCCGACGACCAGCTCAACACGCTCATGAAGAAGTACAAGGAGAATGAGAAGACGCGTGACGAGCTCTACGCCGAGCACAAGGTTCTCCGTATGGGCGAGGGCAAGACGAAGAAGCCCGTCATTGGCGCAAGTGTCACTGAGGAGTCTAAGCCTGCCAAGGATATGTTTGGCGACGAGGACCCATTCATGAAGCGTAAGCGTGAGCAGGCGGAGGCAGCGGCAGCGGCTGTCACTGCTTCTGTAATCAAGGCGGTAGATGCCGGCGCGGCGGCATTAGCGGCGGCGGCGTCTGCCGAAAATACCCTCACGATGTAAATGGGTTGTCCTTACAAATACGCTCTAGGTATCCCTGGACAAGGCTTTCATTCAACACGTATCTTTGGATACGCGCTGAACGATACACTCGCAACGATTGTACTCGCTTTTATTACATCATACTTGCTCGGACTATCATTTCTACCGGTTTTAGTCTTTTGGCTTGTAGCGGGTGAAATACTACATTATGCATTCGGTACCCAAACTGCATTTTTAACCTCTATTGGCGTTACGGTCCCATGTGGTGATGAAAATTGACGGCGATTGGCTGAATTTCTAACAAGGTATACCACAATGCTTGTGCTTTACCTTGTTCCTGAAAATGCGGAGGTGAAGGAGATGTATGCGGCGGCAGTGGCAGCCTATATGGCGAAGCCTCGTGGCGAGCGTGATGCCGGTTTTGACCTCTTCTCCGTGGCGGCTTCCGTGCCTGGAATGAATCCAACAGCGGCTGGTGGCAGCAGCAGCGGTGGCGCTACTGTCAAGGTTGGTCAGACCTGCCGCGCCGCCATCTATGACCCTATGGACAGTCGCTTCCGTGCGTACTGGATGCTCCCCCGCTCCTCCATCTCTAAGACACCGCTGAGGTTGGCGAACTCTGTCGGTCTGATTGACGCCGGCTACCGTGGTCCACTGCTGGCTATGGTCTACTCCACTGGTGCGGACTTTGCCGTTGCTGCTGGTGACCGCTATTTCCAGATTGCTGGTCCTGAACTACAGCCATTTGAGCGTATTGAAATCGTAGACGAGATTCCTGGCGGTGCGACTATTCGCGGTGCCGGTGGATTTGGTAGCACCGGTCGTAGCGGTGTTAACGAAATCAACGGCGGCATTGATTACATCCGCTGAATTCGGTCTAAACTCTTTTTGTGTAGGTTTTGTAAATGGTACAAAGAATACCAATGGAACTAGGCAACGCATTAAGAGAACTTGCTCGTCAGGACCCTTACGCTGCACCTGGTTATTTATGGAGAAATCCTTTCAATCCACGTGCACGGGGGCGACGTTGGACTCCGCGGACTCTAGAATTCTTTCAGCGGTGGCAACAATACGAACAACAAAATCTAGCAGAGTTGGCTGCTCAGACTAATACTTATTTACCTGAAGCACCGGTCCCTTTGTCGCCCCTCCCGTCGTCAACATAGGCAAGCCCGTCTCGCCTGCTTGTTCTGCAAGTTCCTTCTGGCGCTCGTACTCCGCCGATCTAACCCAATGATCCCGCGACCCAATCTTAAAATCAGGATGCGGCTGCGCCTTGTACCAGAACACACAATCCTCAATCTTATTCGTATGTGCACCGTTGTGAATCACTAAACATTCGTAGTCCTCGGTACACTGGTCCATAATCTGACAGAACAACTCAAACGTTGGGAAAATACCCGCAAACTGCTCATAAATACGGCGACGGGCTGAGACCTGATTCTCTCTCAGGATAAACACGTAATCCACCTGTCCTCGTAGGACCGGCGGAATACCCATCACGTACTGAATGGCAAGAATGTATAGAAGCCCGTAGTGACGTCCGTTCATGAATAGCGAACGAATCCACTTATCGTTCACCCACTTATTATCGTATAAGCAATCATCCATAATGATAAAAGCCTTACGGTCTAGTGCAGACGATCCGCGTACCTCCGTCTCCTTACGAATCGTCTTTGTAATCTGCTCCTGTCGCTTGAGCACGTTAGAGACCGTCTGCGGCACCACCTCATCGTGAATAAACAGACTCGGCACCATTGAACCGTAGAAAGCGTTCGCGCCCTCCGTGCCAGAGAATACGGTGCCAATAGGAAACTTCTGCTTATACCACATTAAGTCCTTAATAAGCCAGGACTTACCCGTACCACGGCGTCCAATAAACAAAACAACGCCGTCATCCGGAATCATATTCATATTAAATTTGGAGAGGCGCAGATTCATGGTGGGGCGGGGGGAGGCAGAATCGCCACCCATCGTCGGCAACATCGCCGTCAAACCCATACCAGGTCTTGCCGGAGCACTCATCTGTGTTGATACCTATTTCAGCCATTTTTCTTTTACCGCGTATCCTCGCCACGAGTATGCGGAAAGTCTCTTAAATTAGACCCGGTCTGAAACTTAGAAATGCCTGGTAATCGCAACCGAGGTCGCGGTGGTCCTATTCGTGGTGCTCCAAGAGGTGGTCGTGGTGGTAGCGCTAGCGGAGGTCGTGGCGGCTCAGCAGCAGGTAACGCCGGTGGTAAAGTAAACGTGCGTATTGCAAAACCCACCGTCAGCGAACTACCTGAATCACTATTACTATCCAGTACTCCTGCTCAAATGCCAACAACAATTTGTGAGGCAATGAGCGAATTTAAGAAACCCCAAGCGTACTTCTCGGCACTTGAGAAACTACAACCGTCTCTTGAGGCGTCTATTGTAGGGTTTCAGTCGTCCTGGCTCGGTATTTCAGGCGAGAGTATAACCGGCATTGAACGCCAGAACGACTCATCCTTTGAAGGCGCTCTCAAGATGGCGGACGGAACTACAAAGGATATCTTCATTAAGCGTATTCATCTTGTAGATCCGCTCGCCGCAATGGAGGGCGAATACGTTTTACCATCAGATGGCGCTCTCTCTGCACCCAGCGATCTATGGAAAAATACGCTTATGAAAATCAATAATCCGCTTAATGAAGCGTATGTTGACTGCCTCTTTGCTCTCTACGCCTCTAAGTTTGTTGAGAGCCGTATTTCGCCACATTGGTGCCGCTGCTACGGCACATTCTCTGCTCGCGTAGATACTTATAGTTATAATATTTCCGAAGAGTACGATTCTCTACGTAGAAAGCCGTGGTGGAATGTACATCAGCGTCTAGGTCTGTTCAAGTATCAGGCGGACGAAGAGGGAAAGAAACACATAGAAACACTCTTTACGCAACCTGGTGAGGCGCTATCTCTTGACGATTTCGTATCAGTAGATGCCGATACAGGTACTGCGATTGTTGTAACTGCTACCAATGATATTACTATCAGTGAAGAGGAGCCCGCTGTAACGAATGAAGAGCCTGTGAAACTAACAAATCCTAAATTGAGGCTCAAGCGTATGTCCGATTCCGGCTCTGGTTCTGGCTCTGGTTCTGGTTCTGGTTCCTCGTATGATAGTGACGAAGTGGAAGAACTTGTAGAATTTTCCAATTTCCCCGTACAGGTTTCACTCCTTGAGAAAGCGGACGGCACAATGGATACTTTACTAGAAGACGAGGATGCGGATGATGTCGGTATGCTAGAGACAAAAGACGCGCGCTGGGCGGCGTGGCTCTTCCAAGTGATCGCGGGTCTGGTTGTTGCCCAGCACTATTTCGGCTTCGTTCACAACGACTTACATACCAATAATATTATGTGGAACGGCACTGGAGTGACTGATATCTACTACCGTGTTACGCCTGGGCGGGGTAAAGAGACCTGGTATATGAAGATTCCTACATACGGACGCCTGATGAAGATTATTGATTTCGGTCGTGCCTCCTTCACCGTCCCTGGTGCCGGCTTCTTCATTTCCGACGCATTTTTTCCTGGAAACGACGCTGCCACCCAGTACAATTGCGAGCCGTTTTACGATTCCGCCGAGGGTAAGAAGGTAGAGCCTAATACCTCGTTTGACCTGTGCCGCCTTGCCGTATCGCTGCTTGAATCACTCTTTCCGGACCGACCTGCCAATGCGACGCCTGTTAAGATTATGTCACGCGAAGGCGCAAAACTCTATCCCGAAACGATCAGCCCCATTTATAACTTGTTGTGGGAGTGGCTCACCGATGATAACGGTAAGAATGTACTTCGTACGCCTGCGGGTGAGGAGCGCTACCCTGACTTTGACCTATACCGTGCTCTTGCCGCCGAAGTTCACAATGCTATGCCAAAAGTACAAGTAGAAAAGCCATTGTTCGCACAGTTCCGTTGTAACGTCAAGGATATACCCGCAGATACGCAAATTTATGAATTGATTTTATAGACCCATAATAACAGAGAATGAACCACTATTGGAAGGCGAAGGCATATATGATTGCTATGGTTCTCCTTATAATTGGCGGTCTTAACTGGGGAGTTAAGAGCTTTATGGGCAAGGACCTCGTTACATACGTAACGGGACGTAATGTGATTGTTGCCAATGCTATTTTTGGCGTTGTTGGTCTGGCTGCGCTTTTTATTGGATTCAACCGTGATAGCTATCTCCCCTTCCTTGGCAAGTCGCTAATCCCTTGCGAAGTACTACAGCCTCAGACTCCCGAGAATGCCGATATTTCCACCGAGGTTCACGTAGGTCCCGGCACAAAAGTCCTTTACTGGGCGGCGGAACCTAATAATAAGGATCTACACGAGGTAAATGATTGGAAGCATGCCTATCTCACGTATCGTAATGCCGGTGTTGCAGTTGCAGACCAGTCAGGCATTGCAAGACTCAAGGTACGTAAACCGCAGCCGTATAGCGTACCTATCAAGGGCACGCTATCGCCCCATATTCACTACCGTAAGTGTATGGGCGAGGGACTCATCGGACGCGTTCACACTGTTAAGCTCAATGAGAAGGAGTTTTTTGAGAACTACGTAAATATGCAGGAGACAAATGACCCTGTTACGGAAAAGTCGGCGTTTAACTACGTGAAGCCCGCCGAGGCACTCGCAGAAACGAGACAAGTAACCCTCAAGACACTCAACCGTTCCTTAATGCCGCAGGGAGGTGCGCCCGATGAGGCAAATCTAACTGTCGGCACGCCTGCTGATAACGCATTCACGGCTATTAATACTCCCCTTGTTGGTGCTACGCTTGATGCGGCGTTTACCGGCAAGGGAGTTTGAACACATTTCAGTATATGTTTTTAGCATATTATGAAACCTTGGTGGGGGTGGGCGCAGGGGTGGGCGCAGGGATGGGCGCAAGGATGGGCGCAGGAATGGGCGCAGAAGCAAATTTCATCATATGCTTGTAGCATAATATGAAATTATGAAAGTAATTGATTGTTTACAGATCCGTGGGCTCATTACGATTGCCGCCGCGGCTGTTAATAAAATCACGCTGCTTCGCCGTCGTGCAAACGCAACCGCCACCGCAGCTGAAAGACGCAGGGCAGCACTCAGGCTTGCACTGGTTGTTCTTGAACATGAAGAGGTTGTCGGGACCAATCTCAACATCGGGACCCAGTAGCGGCTCATTTGGCGCCGGTCCGCGCCAGTTAGAGAGACCGTTCGCCGGCTTCTTTACAATGTTATCGTACGTGCCAATCGCCTGGTAGTTATTACCAATGGGGGAGGCATTATCCAGCATGTAATCAATGAATCCCTCGGCGTTGACCACAGGGTAGTTGGTGAATCCGTACACCATCAGGAGATTTGCCAAGAGGAGCAGACCCAACATTACGAGCACGAATGTAATTCTGGGAGACATTTGCTTTAGTTATAGATTAGATTTTCTCCGCTAAGGTTTCTAGGACCCAATCGTATGTCTTATGAATATCTGAACTTCCAACATCGGTAAAGTCACGTACCTCAATAAACTGTCCGCCCTCAATCACCATAAACGTGCCTGACTCCGTAAAAAGTTGGTACCACTCTTCGTCAGCAGGTTTGCTGGCGCATAATGTATGTTGCTGTAGCCAAGTGTCAGCCACTTTCGTCCAATTACCGGATGACATATACGATGTCTCGCTCAGCTTGACCGCATTGATAATCTCCTCTGAGGCGAGTCGTACAATGCCACGTACTGTCGTCTGTTTGCCGTCGGCATCAGTGATTTTACATCCGGGGACAATTCCACGAATTTCAGCAGGACCTAATTGCGTCATAACGTGTGTCTGCCCCGTAAAACCGGCTTCGGACTTAAGGCAATGCGAGCTCGGCTCCATGTAAATCTGGTTCGGGTTGAGTAGCGCAAAGACTTGCTTATTCCACATCTTGAGGTCATCTAGGTTGTTCTCTAACTCCTCCCAATCGGCGAACTGAAGAGTACCGTTGGCGCTGCTGACGGGGATACGACGCGTGGATGTAATAAAGCAATACACCTTCCGCTGCTGCTGCGGCAGTTTTTGGGCGGCTGGATGGTTTTCTACGAGTGTTGGTTTGGCGTCGGTGTAGACAATATGCGATCCGCTCACCTGAACGCCGTACAAGTCGTACATATCATCGGTATCCTGCTCAAAGGCTAAGGTGCCTCTTACTTCCCCACCGTCAGCAAGGACGGTTCCCAGTTTAATAGATTCTATTGGCTGCACGCCTTCGGCAGTTTCCACTTGGGTACCCTCGGCAAAACAGAAGACGCCCGCAATGCCCGTAATACTGTCTCCCTGACCCGCGTCGTTAATCGCATTCACCGCCATAATGATAATTGCAATCACCGCAATGAAAAGGAACGGTAGCCAAATGAAAATTGCCGCAATAATGACCAAAATTGTAATAATAATATTAATTACCAAATCAAATACACTCAGGGTCGCTTGAAGCGCCGAGATACCTGACATAATGCCCGCCACCGCAACGCCAAATGTCTTACCAATCGCTCCATTTAACTTCATAAAGGTCGCGCGCAAGGCGGTGAGAGTTCCTTGAAACCGAGTCATAAATACCTCCGTCATACTGTTGAATTGACTCCACATAGTCTTGAGAAGCCCTCGTACATTGAACAATCCTTCTACGGTTTGTCCAATTGCGTCAGTAAGTAACTTAAATACCTGCATTACCGGTTGCATAATTGTTTTCATTGTATTGTTGGCAAAGGTAGACAATAGATTATTGAAATTATCAAAAGCGAATTGAAGCCGGGACCGCGAATCATTATCTGGCTTATAGAAAGGTGCTAAGAAAAAGACGAATAATATGTTTTGATTGTACTCGTCCCAGTGATCCAGTACCTCCTTTTTATTTGACATAGCAAAGAAGTACAAGACTCCAACAAGAAGTGCTCCAGTCAAACCTATGAAAGCCCACATCCTCTTGAATTGGGTGTATGAATTCTACAATTTATAGAACCGTAATAGAAGTCAATGAGCGTAACCCGTAAGCAACGTGGTTATATTCGCCGTGCGGCATATACACGTAAGACAAAGAGTGGCACGCGTGTACGGGTTTCGTCTGGATTGATTAAGAATGTTGGTCGTCCAGGTAAGGGATACCGTGGTCCTAACGGGAGTCCCGGTATAGGTCCATTACGTGAGGGCGAACTCTCACAGTTCGGTTACACCAATGTAGTCAAGAAGTCTGTGAAGTCTCGCCGTTCTGCGTTAAAGAAGGCTGTTAAACGCTACGGCTCGCTATCAGTTCGTCGTAAGCTCCAGGCGGTTGCTACGTATACGAAGCACACATCACCGCGCGCTAGCAAAGTCTTCAAGACGGATATTGCGTGGATTAAACGCACATTATAAGTAGGATGGGCGGCTTTTTTTCTGTTGCTAGTTGGAATGATGTAGACGAAGATACTACAACCCCGATGGTAAATATAAAACCTGTAAATGGCGGGGGGCGAAAGCGGGAGACACGTAAGAAGCGAAAGGTTTCACTGCGTGTCGTAAGACCCAAGTAAAATCACGGCTTTCAACAGAGGGTTTTCAGAATGGAAACATCCGAGTTTGAACGATTGACCGCGTGGAAAGAGGGTTATACAAGAACTATAATCGTCTTTGTGCTTATTACTGCTGTGCAAATTGGTTTATTAGTCGGCGCTTTTCAATTACACTTATTAGCCGATATTAAAAAGAACTTCGGCAATTACCGGTGTAATCCATTATTTATGCCATTTGTAGGCAATTTTGGATACAATCCGATTGATAATTTCAATTTCTGTGTTCAAAGTATTTTTCAAGGCAAAGCCGCCGAAGTCTTTGCGCCTATTTACAGTATTTTGGGTACTTTTCAAGGCGTTCTTATGACCATCGTCAATTCGGCTTTGAGTATTCGCGGAATGTTTTCAAACTTCCTTGGCGGCGTGGAGAACTTCATTGCCAGTGTACGCAATAAGATTCAGTTCTTGATGAACAACGTCCGTATGAGTTTTATTCGTATCCTCAATTTGATGGGCAAGGTATACGGCTCTATGTTCGCCGTACTCTTTATGGGACAGTCCGCAATGACCGCCGCCTTTAATTTAGGTAACAACGACCTTGTAAAATTCTTATTTGAATTCTGCTTTGCACCTGATACGGTGGTTAAGATGGCAGATGGAACGCATAAGACGATTAAGGATGTTGTGATTGGTGATGTGCTGGCTGAGGTTCCTAACAATAAGTCGCCTGTTGTGACGTCGGTTTTCCGCTTCGCCGGCGGCTCTACGCCGATGGTACGTATTGGTGACGTGGTCGTGAGCGGCGCGCACTATGTTTTGGCGGGGTCTGACGGGATGGTGCCGGCAGAGGCACACCCTGATGCGGTATGGGCAGGATCGGTTCCAGAACTCGTGTGCCTGAACGTCAGCGGACATCGGTTCCGTGTTGGAAAGGACGGACTGCTGGTAGCGGACTACGACGAGCACGATACGGCTGCTGTGGTGGGTGAGACGCAGCGTATGGCTACAAAGGCTTTGAATGGAAGGGTTGACGGAGAAGAACCGGTCATGGATTACAGCCTTGGAGTCGCCGGTTCTAGCGAAGTGTTGATGGCGGACGGAGAATGGAAACGTATGGATAGCATTGCGATTGGCGATGTGGTGAAACATTCAGGAAAGGTACTCGGCGTCGTATGCGAACAGTGTGATACGACAGTCATCTCTCCGTCTGGCATTGTATTTTCGGCTGCGCAAATCGTCTACGATTCCTCGGCAAATCAGTGGAAACGTAGTGCGAATTACTGGTCTAGAGGACCCGCTGGCGGTGCCAAGACACTCTATACCATTTTTACTATGAATTCAGGTGCGATTAGCATTCGTAAGGGTAAGTCGGTGGAGTTTATTCGCGATTACCGCGAAGCGCCCCTGCCCGAAATGGAGTCCGCTTACGAGAAAGAATTTCTGGTCGCTCATTAAATATGTCGGTTCCGTCACAGGCGCCGCCGTACTATGGCTCAACCCAGACGTACATCTATTACCCTGATCCGGCGTTGCCTTTGTCCACAGTAAACTACTGTGCCCAGAGCTGCGATGTGCTACTTTTTCGTAAGCAGCCGAATGATCGGTCTGGGGCAGATTCAATGAACTTTAAAGAAGGTAAGACACTACTTGCTGGATATTCCAATACTACCCCTCCGGTTCAAGGTACACCATTTCCTACGTTTCGGTCGCATACTGACTATATTAAGTATAAGCGTGCCGTAACTGTACTCACCCAAAATTATGCGAGTGATACACAGCAGTAAATGGCGAAAAAAATTGAGTTGTCGGTTTTTATTATTTGAATGTGCATAAAATGCCCGTTCAAGTGAATGCCTCCTATTACGGCAGTGACCTTATTGTAAGAATTCTACCTACGCGGGCGGTCGGCGTTGATCGTACGCCCTACCATATCGCTTTGTTGCTAGATACGAGTGGAAGTATGGATGGGGGTCCGCTTGCCGCCGTTATCCGCACTCTACACCTGCTCATTGACCGTATGGAGGAACGGGATATGCTGACAATTGTTCAGTATGCCAGTACCGCATCAGTTGTTGTTAATGGTGCCAACATGAATGCCCGTGCTAAGACGGATATTCATCGTATCGTAGACCGGTTGACCGCGGATGGTGGTACAAATATGGAGGATGCAATTGAGGTGCTCAGTGATATAAGTGAATCACAGATTGATGCTGTCTTCCTAATGACCGATGGACACGTCAACACAGGAATTACGAGCTCTGCGGGGTTGCTAAGGCTTATTGCGGCGCGGCTACAGAAAGGAACACCTGTAAATACTCTCGGTTTTGGTAATAATCATAACGCTCAAATGCTCCGTGATATGGCAGTGCGAAGCTGCGGCTCTTATACATACGCCGATGTTGCCGAACTCATCCCCGCTATCATTGGCGATATTGTCGGCGGACTCATTGACCAGGTCGGTTCAAGTGCCTATCTGACCGCTCAGGCGGGATGTCACTGCCTTGAACTCGGCGTGGATGTCTCGCGTCCTGAAGTTTATCGTGTAGGTTCCCTTATCGCCGATAAGCCCCAGTGGGCTGTCTTTCGTGGTCCCTGCTTGCCTGTTCAGCTCACGTGGACCGAAGGAGGAGTTACGCATCAGTATGTTGCTACGCCGTCCGTTGGAGGACTTGATATTATGGAGATGGAAGAACAGGTTCAGCGGGTTCACCTTGTCCACACAATGACAACTGTATCTGAGATGATTGTACAAAAAGACTATGCCGGTGCAATTGCCGAACTCACCGCTGCAGAGCACCGTCTAGCACTTTCACCCGCCGCCGGTCGCTCCTTCATTCTCCGTCTTCAAGCCCAGGTGGATGAAATGCTAGATGATGTTCGGCGGCAACAAGGACCCGTAGTGGACACGGATGTTGACATGCTAACCCGAATGGTGAGTAACGTGACCGCACTCGGCACACAGCACGGTTTCTTCCTCAGCCGTAATACAACTGTAGGCGACCCCGATGTCATTTCATCTCCGTTCAGTACGTCTCGCCAAAGGCAAGCTACGGCGAATATTACGCAAAGTTTTCAAGAGCATGAGTAGATGGACGCGTCCGATACAATTCGTAAAAACAAGGCACAAGCGCTGTACGTGAATCAATATGCTCAGTTTGTCCGAAATAACGCCGGTGGTGATTGTGGAAAACTCAGCACAACCTGCTGCTATACAACTAGCACGTGCATTAAGAATTTTCCCTCCTTTGAAAACAAGTACGACTACTACCACGGAATGAATGTCTGTGTGAGCACATGCGTGTCAGCACCCATTCCTGAGACCGGCGGTAGTAAGTAACGCTTTTTTTCGGTGGGTTGATAAATGTCTCAGTCTGACTCTGTGATTTCAGAGAAACCACAGGCGGACCGGCTCAAAGAATCAATTGCGGTTTTGAAGAAACTCACAGTTGATTTAGGTATTCCTTATTCATCCCCCGAAGTCCAAGAACTCAAGGCACACTTTGACAGGTATATCAAAGACGGTATATGCTGGAACGGAAACGTCTCTTTTGCGGCTTACGGTCGTATCGCAACGGTAAATCTGCCTCGTGGAGCAAAAAAACCTATTGAAGTGACATTAAAGCAATTTCGGGTAAACTAAGTGATGACGTACGGCTGCGGGTTCTGGACCTTGGTTGGCTCCCCCTCCATCACCTCAATATCAAACTCTGCTAGATTAGCACCGGCTGCCTTCAGTGCTGCAGTGACCTTATGCTTATACGCAATCATAACTTCAATCGCATCATTCACGGTGTAGTGGGTATCGTTGATCGCACTAAATTCATCTACTCGCATACCTAGAATATAGACGTTCTTGTCGTAAAAGTAAATATCTAGGTCGTACTTGGCAAGATGATCCCTCAGTGCATTATAGCGTACCCAAGAATCTTCTAAAGACTGCCTATAACCAAACATAGTAAACGCAGTCATCATACTAATTGCATATCCGATGTACATGGTTGGTTTTGTAAATTGATAATAAATAAAATTTATTGTCAATTTTTTGTTGGTTGGGGTGCTTAGTTACTGAATAACATACCACCGCGACCACCGTACACCTTAAATATATTCCAAATCGTAATGTACGCATAGATATTGAAATTCGGCGGGGGTCCTCCACCCCGTGCGTTATTGATTGTAAGATAGAGCTCCTTGCGCGCTATCTTATCCCAATTCGCCGTACCTTTCGGCATGTACTCCAACCGGTTGTTCTTATGTCCAAACGCATACGCATACACATAGCGGTCAATACACGCCTCTTTCACATAATACTGCGACGGAATCACCGAACGGAAAAAGGACCCACCCTCGTGAACAAAGCGCTCATATGAATTATAGTGAAGCGCCGCACCCGCCAACGGCTCCGAATACGCATTATAAAATCCAGGCTGAACCTGCCAGTTGTTCGCTTGGTTCGGTAGAAGAAGCGCATTCGGCCACCACGGAATCGTACAAGGATTCGGCGGCGGTGGAACTCCGCCTGTCGGCTGTGATACCGGCGTTGGGAAGAGGTCCCGTGTAAATAAGAAATACGCATTATAAATCTCCGCCTCAGGTCGTTGTAGAACCCAAAGTATTTCTTTCGTAGGATTTGCATACGGTATATCCAAATGAATCTCCGTTTGACCCAAAGTCTCCTCGGGCTGAATCGCAAAATGCTGCTGTACCTGATACGTCAACTCCGCCGTTCGGAACGCAATTGCCTCCTGCTCTTCTAATGAAATATACTCAATCATTACATATGCCGCCGTCGGCGAAAATCTCAAGGGCATCTGCATACCTGGTACATATCCACCCGTTACCGGCGTTGTGCCCATATGCGCATTCATTGTATATACCGGTCCCGTTGGACCCGATGGCGGATTGGTCTGCCAAAAGGGCGATCCTAGAATGGGTAACATAGGATTATACAGCGGGGTACTGCCGCAGGGTATATTGGAGAGTCCAATCGTATTAGGATTGGCACGGGCTTCCGTATAGATAAGTTGGTTGATTGGGCGGAAGGTCACGTGAATACGTACAAGGTCGTTGGCAAGTGCCTGAATCGGCAAGGCGTGCGAATGAATGCCAGGCTTAGAAAACCAAAACGGAATCGGTATATATACTTTTGTCGGGATTGGGGTCAAATAAGTCGTACTTTTATATCCGTAGGCGGTGCGCTTAATCATAAAATTCTTCGCTATTGCAGATTCCGTCGTCTCGTTAAGTTCATCTAATATTTCCAGAAGCCGTCCATCTAGAGTTTCTACAATCTCACCGCCAATCTCCAACTCTATCTGCTGAATTAAGGCGTGTCCTAGACAATTCGTCCAACCAAATAGCGGTCCTAAGAAATCGCCTAAATTATTCGGATCAATTGCCGAAATTTCAGTTGTACCATTGGCGACCTGGATTGCTAACAATTGTTGAGAGTAGATATCTGGCATCTCAACTACCACCATCACACCGTTAATTAATTCACCTATCATCGGCACAGTGACTGACACGCGCTGACCAAACTCGGGCGTGCCGTCAAACTCCACCTTATTCCACTGCGCTGCCCAGCGGGTCGTCTTATTCACAACGTGTATAAACTGATGTATGTCTGGGTTGCCCTTCGTAGCCATCAGACGTGCATCAGCCAGCCCCGTGCTCACAAGGGTTAGGCTATTTGCGGGTGTAGCAGCCATCCTATCCTTGTTATATGGGGTTAATTTAGGTGCTTTGCTTCTGCGCTAAAACAGTCGCTTATCCTCAGATTCAAATACGAGCGTATCACCCGTATTCACAATATCTGGCATATAGGTTGAAAACGTAATTCGGTTAGGAATCTTAATATCCAACCATTTGTAATCACGGGGATAGACTTGGACCATATCGTTTTGATACTGATAAACGTACCATTCCTTCACATATTTCGCCTTGAACTCCTTATTTGTGTCCATTGCATTAACATTACGCCTTTTTACCTGAACTAGAATTGGATTCGCCAACAGTTGATAATTCGTATTATAATAGGAATTATCTATTAATAGGGAGCGTTCCCATCGGTCAATAGGACGGTACGAAAAGACATAGATGCCGCGTCTTATCATTGAAATAGTTGCGGGCGTGGTCTTTAGGCTATCTCTCTTGTCACCAGCACCGTATTTGCTATAATAATTGCCACGGCGCCTACGAGTTGTATTGCGTTGGGCTTCTGACTTGTAAAAATCCAGTCAAATATGTACGCCGCAAAAATACCAAAGAACGAAAGAGCACTGAAAAGCAGTGTGCTCACCTGCGGGATGAGGAAGAATCTCAGGGCGTAGCCTACGAATCCTATCAAGGAGTTGAACGCAAGAATTCCGCCAAGGCTGCTCGGTGTAATATCAAATGTATTCTTCGCAAGAACGCCTAAGAGGGCGGCAGCGGCTATTCCTACTAACCACAAGACTCCACTACTACCGTACATCTGTATCATCTTCGTCCAAGGCTGTGTATCTTCTTTCTCCCTACGCCAACGGAACCAAATATAAATGCCGACCTCGGTCAGCGCCGCAACTAAGGCACAGATGACACCAATCATAGTCCAATTAGAGGTTGTTGGCTGGGCAAGGGCAACGGCACCGCCAAAGGCAAGAATAATCCACGGGATTGACTTCATTTGAATCTCCTCCTTAAAGACCACTGCTGTAGCTAGAATACTGAATACAGGATACGTATAGAAAAGTGCCATTGCATTGCCGCCGGTCAACTGGTCAAACGCCGTATAACTTGTAAATACGTGAATGAGATTGAGGATACCGGTTGCTAAGGTTTCTACAGATAGGAGTGATCCAATAGCAAGGGGGTTCTTTGTAATGACTGCGGCTACGGCAGCCAATGTCGTAAAGACCGCCATACGCAGACCCGTTTGAAACACGATGCTGACATCTACCAGTTTAATCAACATCGGGTATGCCGATAAAATTACTTCCGATAGCACCAGAAGTGCTTCGTGAATCATTCCTTACTTTAAGGATACAAATCCTTGAGCGTACGGGCACTCGGATCCGTTGCACCCTCTATCCACCGTGGCAGCCACATCCGCGGAATCAGGGTGGCGGCTTTATCGCCATAGTTCTGGACGAAAAGTTGGCGGTACCAGCGCGCCTCATCCGTCTTGGGGGGATTATGGCTATATTCGGTTTGCTGGTCGGTTTGGTTTATCGTTTTTGCGTACTCACTAGTACGGAGGTACCACGAGTCGGTCGTTGCACTAACACCATCGCTGAACGCCTCCTTCTTACGCATAAGTACATCCAGTGGCAAATAGTGGTCGTAGACGAACGCCTCGCGTAAAATAAACTTCTCCATCATCGCACCGCGTCCCTCAGGGCTGAGTACTTTAGGGCGGCGCAAATACGTAGCAATTGCACGCCAAGTCGCTACAACATTCTTATCTAGAAACGGTGTACGCGCCTCCAGACCGTGCGCTGCCATAGACCGATCGGAGCGGAGCACATCGTATAAGTGAATTTCATTAAGAAGACGCTCAGATTCTGCCTCAAACTCCTCGTCACTCGGCGCCTTGTAAAAATACAAATACCCTCCACCAATCTCATCACTACCGTCACCGTTAAATACTACCTTAATATCCGTATTCTCCTTAATATACTTACCAATAAGCCAATTGCCAACACTGGCTCGTACGGTTGTAATATCGTACGATTCAATATCGTGGACAACTTGCGGAATCGCATTGAGGAAATCCTCTGGGGTTACGACTACTTCGTGATGCTCAGACTTAATAAACTCCGCTACCATTCGGGCGTACATAAGGTCTGTTGAACCAGGCATTCCGATGCTGAATGTATGAAGTTTCTTATTGTTCAGTTTGAGCTCACGAGCCGCAATTGCTGCAACTAAAGAACTATCCAAGCCGCCACTCAGAAGCGCACCAATAGGACGGTCGCTCAACAAACGCTTCTTCACTGCCGATGTAAGCGCATCGTGTAGAGTAACCTTTGCTAACGATAGACCGCTAGGAAATCCAAGGGCGGCAATCTTCACGTGGGGAACCTCGTGGTACTTATGCTCGCTGATTTTGGTGCCGGTGAGGATGTTGTAAAGTCTCCACGTTCCTGGCGGAAACGGCTCAATTTGCGTATAATCTGTGGGGAGACCCTTGATTTCCGAAGACCAAATCGTGGATCCATCGGCGTACTGGGCTTCAAACAAAGGGCGTACTCCATATGGGTCCCGTGTGACGAGCAGCGTGTTTGTTGTGGTGTTCACGTGCGCAAAGGCAAATACACCGTCCAGGGTACGGACCAGTTCGGTCGGTGGAAGACGAGTTGCGAGGTGGGGAATAATAGCACAGTCGCTCGTACCCTCAGGTAGATCAAGGTTCCAACGGGCGGCAAGCTCTTTGTAGTTGTAAATCTCACCGTTACAAACGGTTGCCGTATTGGTTTGAAGGAACGGCTGGTGACCCAGCGGCGTTAAGCCGTTGATCGCAAGGCGGGTGAATCCTAGCAGAACACCGGATATATCATTAAGGGCGGTATACTCTGGACCCCTTGGCTCTAGCTTCTTGACGTAAGCAAGTGCCTGCTCGGTCGTAAACCCAGCGGCTTTCAGGGCTGCCCAAATGCCGCACATTTGCTCTAAGTTATGGGGTTTCGTTAGTTTACGTGTTTAAACGAAGGGCGTGGGACTAAAAAATTTAGGGGTTTTTGAAGTTTTACTTATTTTTATTTGGTTTTGGGTTTATGATTGTATTGTGTTAGACGACGCCCGTGACCGGCTGTGCGTCATACGTCGGCGGATTGGATGCCGCCGTCTGAATGAGCCCCTGTACGGTCGGAGCCGCCTCCGTAAACTCCGCCGCTGCCTGTGCCTCCAGCGGAATCACCTGCTGCTGATTCTGGGCGCGCACCTCCCAGTTAATCGCATACAGCGCCTGCGCCGTATCCCTGGTATTCATATACTGAAGTGCGGTCTGCCAGTCCACCGTCTTGCTCTGCGGCTTGAGCTCGTTGATATACATATTGTGGAGCCCAAAGACGAACGGGCGGTACTTTGGCGGAATCTGCGCCTTCGGCAGGCTGCGCGCCTTGAAGACATCCGTATACAGATTGTACACCGTGCGGCTAATCGTCTTCCAGCGATCTACAATGGCGTTGGAAGCGCTGCGCTCCTCAGGGTAGAGCGTCAGATAGTCGCGGAGCGTACCGTTACGCCACAGGCTCAGCCACAGGAAGTCGCGACGTGCCGAATTACCACGCATCTTACGCACACGGTTATACGCCTCGCCGCGCACCTTCCAGCGATAGCTCAGTCCATTCTTAATGACATAGCCCTGGAAATTGTGCTTGAAGTGTGCATTCTCCAGCTGAAGCTTGTTGGTCAACTCGCTCCAAGACGCCACCGTAATCTTCGCAATATCAAACGGCGTCGGCTGGTCCGTCACGGCAACGAGCGTACCTGAGAGATACGTCTGCTTCTGGACACAGACAACCGTCGGCGTCGTCACATTGACCACGATACGGTTCTCAGGATGCTGGAGCACCCAGGTATACTGCGTCGTCGGGTTGAGCGACGCTAGGAAGTCGGACCACGTCATCGTCGTGGAAACTGCCATCTCAAACATCTGACGGAAGCTCTTCGTCTGGCTATAGAAGCGGCAGTTCGCGTTGAGCGTGGAACGCGTGTGGAAGCGCCACACATTATTATAGGTGTCAAAGAACCCGCAAATCATCACGCCGTCAATGAAGCGCTCAATAATGAACGCGTCAGTGGAGGGCGTCGTCGGCATAGACTCACCCGTCTCGCTCTTCACCGGAGCAACGCTCACCGGCTCGTTCTTGAGAACATCCCACACTACTGAGCGGAAAGCGCCGACGTGGGGCAACGAGAAGTTGCTCTTGCCCTTGACGTAGCGAATGAGTGCAAACGGCTGCTCAGGCGTAGAGTGGTCATCTACACGGAGATAACCGCCAGCCTCGCTGGACAGGAAGGAGGAAAGACCGCCCCAGGTGGGGTAAGTATTGGAAAGGGAGGAGAAGACGGACATTGTGGAGTTGTAAGAAAGAGGGATGATGTTTGGTTTCGGCGGGCAGCGTCGTCAATTTTTTTGCCACCTCGGCGGTTGTAGTTACTAGAAAAGAGACCCGCTCCTACATTAGAGGAATGGCGCAGGACCCAGAAGACCTTGTGCCCGAATTGGGCGACTGGGTGACCATCATCAGTGATGCCTATAAAACCACTAGCGGTCGTATTATCTTCCGCGACGGCGCTCTCATTCGTATCCGTCCTACACAATCTAGTAATACCGGTGTAGACTTTCCCCTAGATCCTGAAACGGGACTATTTCAAGAGGCGCTCGGTGTTCAAGAAGTGTTAATTCACGAGAAACGTAAGGACCCCCACTTCTCTCTACAACTCTCCGTCGTAGAAGGGGAGATTCTAGAAATCTTCAGCGTAGACGGTACACCCGTCGGCGAAGCAGTTATCGCTCGTATTGTTGCTACCGCAGAAGAGGACGGTATTGTATTGGATAACGGCACAGAACTCAACTTTCAGTTTATCGGTTCGGTCGCCCCCAACGATATTCTACGTCCTCGTGCCGCACCCGAAAACGTTGCGCCACCCGAAAACAATAGTTCCTCCAATGCCGAATCGGTAGCAGAAGAAACGGAAGAGGTATTCCCGGAACTAGACTATGATACATTGCCCGCTGCGCTCGTAGAGGAGATTCCTAGCGAAGAACAGACCTTTAGTGACAGCGTCCAGCGCGAAGATATGTTTGTATCCCTCCTGGTGGATGTCCCTCTCAAGAAACAGCGCGACCCCAAAGTGATGCAGAACCTCTATCGTACAACCGACTTGCTGCTTGCGATGAAGAATTCCGTTGTTGTCCGTGACGAAGCCGGTGCAGTTATTCCTAATACTAGCACATCGTACGTCGTAGATTCACTCCAAGATATCCTAGATCGCAACCGCAGCGGTGATTCTCTAAGGGCGTTTTTGCCCGTAATGGCAGTCAAGAAAGTCCTCTATACCGACGATAAGGAATCGTTTGAAACCGAAGATACCGAATCCCGCTCCGATGTCGGCACCCTCGCAACCGTTGCCGCCAGCGGTAATGTATTCGTAGAACAATCCCTTGACAATGCCTTCGTAGGTTATATACATTCTGTACTTCAAACAATACAGGCGTATATTCCTGCGTCGGCATCGCGCGCTCGTATCCCCTACGATATGGATGTCCTGCGCTCGCAGATTCCGCCTAAACCGGTCATTGGCTTCCTAGAAACCCCGCCGACGGTAAATAAGCAAAACCAGGCTCAATCACTCTACTCCGATTCGCTGAGCACAATCAATAACCGCTTTGTACGTTTACTATCTGCTTCGTATCTACGCAATGCAAAAACGGGTGCAATGACGATTGTTGCGCCTGCCGATTCCGGCGACGTCTTACAACAGATTATTCTATCGCGTGATATGCTACGATTCCGCTCGCCGATTCGGTCAAGCGTCCTCCTATGGGATATCGGCGCTTCAGAGGTATCTCGCGGCTCTGGTCGTGTTTTCTATACATCATTGATGAAGAATTGGGCTTCGCAGGAGTTTTACGATCCTGAGGTTGTAATGCCCCTTGCCGAATTTCTAGAAGACCGTCTACCGACCGCGACCTCCTTTAACGACGAACATCTTGTAACAGTCCTTGACTCCTTCGGACTCCGCAATCTAGAGATTTCCACCACAGCCTTTGAACCAGTTCTTGCCGTTGTAAACGCCGGTATTACAAAGTGGAACAATCAATTTGCGGGACTAATGAAATCGGCAAAGGCAGCACGCGGAACCGCATCTGTTCCTGCTATTACGGCGCTCCTCGGCACCGATTCCGCTCTACTCTCTGAACAAACGCTCGGCAATGAAACTATCAAATCCGCCCTCGTAAAAATAACCGAAAACGAAACACTGCTCAAGACCTACGATTTTACAATTGTCAATGGACTTATTGTTGCGGCAAATAAGACGCTCGGTCGCTATTACTATGCGGTCGCCGGCGGAGTGGACCCCGCTCTCACCGCAAAGGTTGAACATACCTACAAAGCGGAGACGCTTCGTATTGAGCGCAATACTATAACCGCTCGTGATGCAAACAATGACTTCCAAGCCGCCCCTATCCTCAATCCTTGTAAACATGTCAAAGAACTGGAAAAAATTATGAATATTCGCCGCGATGAGGACCGTATGTTACTCTTTGAGAAGTTCCTCAATCAGTTCCAAGCCGGTCAACGTGGAAACTATGTAATGTGTGGTAACTGTGGTCAGGACCTCATCTGTAAACACGAGGTGCTGCTACTCAATGAGTTCCTACATCCTGGTCGTCAACAGGCGCTTCATAAATCGCTTTTGTTAGAGTACGCCGGTCCCGTCTTTGAGGGCGCCTATATCTGTAAGAGCTGCGGTCAGAAGATTCAGGACCTGGAGTACGATACACATTTAGAATTTGACGACGAGGGACGTCCGCTGGTTGGTCGTAACGTAATTGGTGCGGAGGAGGACGACGAGACGGCACCTATGGCGGTTCTACGTGAAGACGCCCGTGAGGAGATTCCCTTTGATAACGATGCCGATGCAAAGATTTATTTTGTTGCACGTACACTCTTTGAACGCTGTGGTTACGCGGCGCCCGTAGCAACCTATAAGCGGGTCGTACAGGGTACGCAAGATTTCCTCAAGCAGCGTGTGCCGGATCGCGCCACCTACGAACGAATGGTCGCTGCACCTGTGCCCAAAGGAGCAAAGCGCGCGCCGCCGCCCATCTACGACACCTTCTTCGCCAATTATCAAGTCGGTATTATTGGCGCCTTTGTTGTCCTGGAAATTCAAACATCTGATATAAATGTGCCGTTTCCCGCCGCCGGCTGCGAATACTCTCGTGCCGGCTTTCCCCTTGACGGCGACGACCCCGCTACGGCGGGTCGCGGTGCCCTCGCCTACGTCGCCTGTTGTGTTGCCAATATTATTCGTAACGACGCCCCTTGGAATCTGACATCGTGGTCGCCCGAAACACAGATGCCCAAGCGCCTTGTCGCATCCGAAAACGCTGTCCGATTGGCGCTCTTCTCTATTCTATGTATTTCAACCGGTAAGAATACACCTGCGCCTCTAACAACGGTGACAGATACGTATAAAGAGATGTTGCGGCTGGCGAAGGAGAAGGAGACCGCCGAAGTCGTCAAGGCGTCCGATTTGGATCAGCTCCCGCCGGCGTTCCGTCCTATGGCGGCGCCCGTAGACCGGTCTCTTCTGACCGAGGGCAGTGTTCAAAACGTCAAGAAGTTTGAGGCGGACGTTGTCACTATGCCGGTGGCTCAGATAGGTCCCTTTGTGAAAGCGCGAACGAATCAGCTCAATGCACAACTCGTAGCCCAATTCTACAAGGAGAGTATTTCGTCGGCGGTCATTCAGGAGAATTCGCCGCGCTCCGACTCGGTCTGCTGTTTCGGTCGCCTTGGCGATGTAGGACGAATCGGTGTCGGCGTCGGGTCGCTTGGTTTGGAGAATCTCTCCGCCGAATTGGTACTGCAAAGTACGGCGGCGGCGGTTGTGGCGCGGCGCGATTCGGCGGCACCCAACTGCGGCTCGCATATCTACGTTCCTTGGTCGGCGACTACACGCATTGTGGATTTAGCAGAGCTGGATAGTGCCGGCTATTACAAATTATTCCTACAATATTGCTACCGTGGTGTGCGGGTCGGCGGTGTTCACGAGTTCAATGTGAGCGGAGTCTGCCGTTGGTGCCGCTATGCGATGCCCGCCGAATTGCTTGACCTGACCGTCGGTGATATAATAGAGACGGGCGGTCGGCGTCAACGGGCACTAGACATATTAAGTGCGAAGCGTGAGCAGATTGCGTTAGAAGGGCTGCGCCGCCAGAATATTGCGTTTGACGAGCCCGCCTTCAGACTCTTAGAAAATGCAATGAAGAACTTCAAGGCGATCATACCTCCTCCGCCTATCGTTACGGACGCGTTTATCACTGTACTAACAAGTTTAAGTGGAACACTCGGCATATTGCTACCTAGCGCTACTGAGGGCTGGGGCGCCTTTATAAATGCTATGAAAACGATTGCTACGGAGAATCCGGTAGACGAGGAGCGTAGTGGCAAACTCTACGAATTCTCTCTCGCCTACGATTCGGCACTTCAGACGCTCCTCAAGCAGATGACTACCGGACTCGGCGTAACGGGATGCGACCGGTTACTCAAGCGGGCAGGGGGAATGTTTGGAATAGAGGCGGTTCAGCGCGGTCCAGATGCAAAAGTAGGTGCCGCCACCGAACTCCTCGGCAAAATGTTTGATGCGATTTCTGTGAGCACTGACAGCAGCGTTGTATTACGTAATTATATTGATACGTTTGTCAAGGAGGGCTCACAGATTCGGTATTTATTTACCATCACGAATCCCAACGGGTCTAAGTGGTTCCCTAAGATTAGCCGCAATCACAACAATCTGCTCACAACAATTTGGACGAAATCGTTCAATTCGGTAACAAAGGCGGCGGACGCACTACGTGAATATTCGCAGGATACAATTGATATTATTCAAGCATCTCTGGATCGGTTTACAGCCTGGTTTGGTACCTGGCTAACGGTCATAAATACGAATATACGGTCTGGTATTCAGTTAACTCCCAAAGAGTTCCGTTTAATGATACAATGGTCGCTGTTTAATGGTTTATTAGCACTGTTCTCCGAGACATCCCCAATATACGCTGATGCGACCGACAGCAGCAAAAAGGTAGAAGCGACTAAATTTCATATGACGTGGATCTGTGATGCTATCCTCAATACGATTGACCTGATTGGAAAATATCAGAAGACACCCGAACAAATTGCCGAAGCGATTAATGCCCGTGCCGAGCTTGAAAAAGCGTATTTCATCAAGAAGTTTGACGATTTAGATAAGGACTTACGTGATATTGAGAAGCGTAAGAAGGCGCTAAAGATTGGTGACTGGGCGGTCGGCACACTCAAAAATCTCTTTTCCTACGACGCCGATTTCTTTGAATTTGAGCGGGGTCAGCGCGCCGCAATGGGTCTTCCCGAATTCTCTACCGATATTACCGGTTTGGCGGAGGCGGAGCCTATGCGTGCTGCAGTTCAGGAGGAGGGATACGACCACCGTGCACCCGCCGACGAAGATGTTGATTATTAATAGGGAATGAGCGCGATTCTAGGAATCGCCTTTGCAATCTTTGCATTTATCTTTTTGCCAACAATAATGTTCTTTACAGTACCGATTGGCTGGTTGTTTATGCCGATGATAATTATAGGTTTGTTATTATTTACAGCATATAAAATATATTCAATGTAAAAGAATGCCCGAGTTGATATGGATTTTTAAATCGGCTGTACACGGCGGATTGATAGCAAGGCGGGAACCGCACTACTATCAATATATATTGGACCCGGCGACGGGCGAAGACATCATGATTCTAACAACCGGTGAAGAGACGTCGTGTCCTGTATGGGAATCTGTGCGGGTTGCTGAAGGACTGACTTACGGAATGGCTGCAGGTCGGACCTATGATATCACCGACTTAACGACGGATGGCTCTACGCCGAGTGGCTCGGCGTCGTGATTGTCTGCTTCGCTTGCCACCTAATAGAACCTGTGCCGTATAAAGAGTAATCTGGTCCGCCGTGACCGGCACACGATTTGCCGGATTTACAACAGGACGATTCGGATATTGGGCAAGTTGTGTCCGCATCCACTGCTCCCAGTTGTCTTTACGATAGAAAAAGTCCTGTCCTAGCTGATGAATTAGTACAACCTCGTCGTCCGTATTAATATCTTCAAGATTCATCGCATTTTGCCGCTTATCCGCAGGAACTTGAATTCGTCCCATGTTTACTTTAGCAGTATACCACGCCGGTAGTTGTCCCTGTGGCACCGGTATGCCTGCCTGATTCAACTCCGCAAATGATTGAATGACCACATCGTTAATATGATTTACATTCATAGCACGGCGGCTATTGTTTCTACGACGCACCGCAAAGTCCTCTACACGCAGGGGGCGACGCGGGGCTCTTGGAGGAGAGTTCATTCTAATCGGGCATATTAATTTTTATACGCTCGTCGGCGACGACTAGCCTTACGACGCTTTACACGATACGTCCTGCGACGTCCTCCACCACTGCTATGACTACTATTATTCAAAGACATAGTACTAAGTTGAGTACTGATATTTGAACCACTACCCCCATCACCGCCGGCAATCACTGCTTTAAAAATATCAACCTCGCCCGCTGAAACTGGCTGATTCATTGATACATCAGGATTGACAATAATACGATTAGCTTCCTTACAATCTTTAATAAATTCTAACCAATTATCTAATCTAACAAATGTCGTAATTAACTGACCCCTACCGTTTATTTGTCGGATTTGTACAATCGTATCACCAGTTTCAATTGGTTCACGTGTAATAGGATCCATTGTTTTAGGTGGAACAGATATTATACCTAAATTTTCTTTACCTTCCATAATATCATCTGGCTCTTCATCTCTCATATCCATCACTTCTTTTGCTAGATCTGAGTTTGGATCAATGGGAGGAAGTCTTAATAGATGTGCTCTTATCGCCCGTTTCCTTTCCACTGCTTCAGATCGTTGGTTTTTTATACTAGGCGGGTTATTACGAGATTTAATAATTTGACCTGCCGGTGGCGAAATTTTATTATAACTCATTCTATTTTATGAGGCGTATTTTCTTGTAGGCTTTATCTCTTGAGTTTAATAGGGAAGAATGTCTGTTCTTTATTTGGCGCTCGCCATATACATTGTTGGTGTAGCCATTGTATTGTATTTACGTCCCAGTATAATGTTTCATCCCGATAGTGGAACGTGGAAGGAATTTGGTCTTGATAGTAGTAATCGCAACACTGTATTCCCCTTTTGGATGTTTACAATTGTATGGGCGTTCCTCTCCTATGCTATCGCAAGTATCGGGAATGTATTCGTCGCAAACGTCGTCCTACAATCTACACCCGGCGAGTCAAGATATATGGATATGGACGTCGGTGAAAGCGATATGAAACCTATCAGCGAAATTCGCTATACGGAACCGGCGAGACAAGTTGTCCATACAGAATCCCAGCTTGCCCCTCGCGTGCGTGCGCCTCGTGTACCTAAGGTCGCTCCTTCCGTACCTGCACCAGTATTTACACCCACGCCAGCGCCAGCACAACAACTCCCCGGTTACTATATCGTAGAGCCTCAACCGTCCGGTGTGCCCAAATTCATCTATTTCGGACACGAGCCGCCTACCTTTGAGAACTTAACCCCGCATTCTTAATCACTTCGCTGTCGCAGGCTTAGTTGCAGGCTTAGCCGCCGCCGTTGCTGTTGTTGGCGTTACCACATCATCACACATTCCCGAAAAGCTTGCGCCGATCAATGTACTAAATGCCCCCGCAAATGCGCCGAAATAACCGTATCCCAGTGCATCGCTAATATTCGGATCCAAATCCGGCGGTAGCAGATTCGTCACAATTCCACGTAAAGGTGTAATCAGCCATACGAGCACTAGCGTTGCTATTTGTATTAACATCGCTAAGCCCGCATTATTTGCCGCCTTTGCTACACTCTGAACTTTTCCGCAATCCTCCTTCTGTATCAATACAAATGCGCCCAAAGATGTTAAAAATACAACAATTCCCGCAAATAAGAAAAACGCAACAAGCACTCGCATTTCACTTGATTGAGCACCGAGCGCCGAACCCAAACCCATAAACACAAGGAGAGGAATCATACCCATCATCAAAAACATGCAAATGACCAGGGCTATTGTAATTCCGACATTCATTCTTTTCTTCTTTCTCTATCCCTGAAAAAAAGAATGGCGACCCGCGCAAAACGCACAATTGACCCCAAGAAGGTGACCGACCTAGATAGTTGGCTAAAAGGGTACCGTTCAAAGTACGGAAACCTTGTTCGTCGTGGTGGCGACTATCTCGTCCTAGACCCCGTCAAATACAAAGAAGACTACAAGGCGGCTCTTGCTGCTCCTGAGAAGGTGATAGCCTCCGTAAAAGCAGTAGACGCCCAACGAATTCTCGGAACCGTCAGTGAATTTCCGCAACTCCGGGCTACTGCTGAAGAAACTATGAAAGAATTACACGAAGAACAACAAAAGCGTATTAAAGTCGCATCCGATGCAGTCAATAAAGCGGAGGCGGACTTATTGACCATTACGCAGACATGGAAAGCCGCAAGATACGAAGGAGCCTCTATTCGTAGCGCACTTGCCCTTGATGTTGCTAAAGCAACCGTAGCGATGGAGCAAGCCGAAGCGGCTTTAAGTGCCGCCCAGTACCCAGTACGCTATATCAAAGCAGAAAAAGAACTTTTAATAAAAGATCTGGACTATGCTACACACAGTGATAAACGGTTTCACAACGA